TGTGCGGTATGGTTGACCAGCTCTACTATTCAAATACTCTTGAAGGTCTGGTTATATTTGATTGGAAGACGAACAAAAAAATGAATTACACTAGCAGGTATAAAAACAAAATGCTTGCTCCTATATCCCACCTAGACGAGTGTGAATTTTCTACATACTCCTTACAACTCTCCACATATAAATATATTATTGAGCATGAAACAGATCTTAGAATAAAGAAATGTTATATTGTTTGGTTTAACGAAAAAAACGAAAGCTACAGACTTATTGAGTGCGTGGATTATCGCAAAGAAATTATAGACATGTTAAATTATAATTAATTTTATTATATTTGCTGCATGATTATACCAATTCAAGCAGAAATAGCGCAATCGTTTAGAGCATACCTACAAATTCTAAATCCTGTATTAAAACTTAAAGATAAAGAAATTGAAGTGTTATCTAGTTTTATATCTATATGGTATTCAAACCAAGATAAAGAAAATATAGATAAAATTTTATTTTCAACTCCTGTAAGAAAAACTGTACGTAAATTAATAGGGATGTCAGAAGCTTCTTTTAATAATCATATTACTATGCTTAGAAAAAAGAAAATGATTGCAGATAAAAAAATAAATCCTAACATTTTATCAGGTATCACGGATACAGGTATTGAAGTTACATATAAAATAAAGTGGATAAAATAATAAAGAAATTAGCTAAAAAATATAACCTTAGCGAGTTTAAAATAGAGCTTATAATAAAATCACAATTTAGTCTACTAAAAAATACAGTGGAAGAAGGGGATTTTAAATCTACAAGATTAAAGCATCTAGGAATGTTCACTGTAAAGAAAAATAGATTTAAATATTATAAAGATGGCAAGAGACAAGAAAGTAAGTCCTGACATTGTACCATTACAAAATTCATTTGACAAAAGATCATCAGTATCTAAGGTAAGCGAAATATTTAATGGTTGGAAAAATGTTGTATTTCCAAACGAGCATGTAGAAAAGATAGCTAAAGCTAGAGCAGAAATTTGCGGAGATTGTGAACATAACGTTAAAAGTCGATGTAAAAAATGCGGGTGTCCGCTAATAGCTAAAACAAGGTCAATGCAATCGCATTGCCCACTTAAAAAATGGTAACTATGATTAATTATGAGCCTTTAGGATCACACATTGTTGTGGAAATGCCTAATGTAGAGAAAGAAACAAAATCTGGGATTATTAAATCTGAAATGATGTTAAAAGAAGAAGCAGATAAAAGAGATGGTCACGCTAAGGTAGTGGCAGTTAGTCAAGAAGTTAAAACTGTTAAAGTTGGAGATACTGTAGTACCTAAAGGCCAAGGGTTTATGGTCATGGTAGATGACGTAGAATATTTCCAAATGAACATGTTTGATGTATTAGGTATTGTAAAAAAATGATACTAAACGGATTTGACACAGATGTTAACTTCTGGAAGTTAAACCCACAACTTAAAGTACCCCAGGAGTTTGCTGATATTCTTAAAAAGGATAAAAGCAAAGGAAAAAGCAAAAGCTCACAGATAATGTGGGCTATTGCTCTTTTGGTGGACCCTGATTCTAAATTCTCTAATATATCTTATCAAACTCGTAGAGATATGATAAGCAAAGATTTTCTTAAAGATTCTAAGTTTGATTGGGATAATTATAAAGATGCAACGGTATTTTATGAAAGATCTTTAATTACACCTGCAAAAAGACAGCTTATGGTGTGGAATAAAAAGATGGATGAAAAAACTTTATACCTAGATATACTTACCTATGAAGATAATGCAGATACTATTGAAGGATTACTTAAAACAAATGTTAAATTATTTGAGGATTATGAACGTCTTCTTAAACTCGTGGATAAAGAAAGTAACGAAGGTTCTACAAAAGGTGGAGCAGAAGAATCTGCATCTGAGAAAGGATTAATATGATTATTAACAAAACAGCTTTTTTACTTAAAGAGATACCTCAGTTCCATCCATCTAGTGAAGAATATTTATTGTTTTGGCGCGAAGAAAAGAAAAGATGTATTGAGGGTTATTGGGTAGGAGGTATTTGGATGCCAGGTAATTTATATTTTTATGTAAACTTCTGGACCATACTTCTTAATAAAACTGCTACATCTAAAACTAAAACTCCTGGCAAGCCCTTTCTTAGGGATCTTGAGTGGGAGTTTTTTTATAACTGGTGTGAAGCTAGAGGATTTTCTGGATTTAAGAATGATAAAGAATTTACCTGCGACAGATCTTTTATAGGTAAAGATAATTATGTTCCTGCTGCTGAGTATATGCGTAGAACACATAAAAAGAATTTAGGATGTCCAGTGTGGGAGAATGAAGCTAAAAACTTTATGATGATGGGTAGCCGTGGATTTGGTAAATCTTATTCTGTTGCTGGTGGAGTAATTGGGCATGAGTTTGTATTTGATGGTATGAAATCTTATGATCCTGAATATGTTGGTAGCCCACCTTCTACAGAAATTGTAGCAGGTGCAGGTGATGCTAAGTATTCTGGCGATATATTAAAAAAGACACAATTTGGATTGGATAATTTACCTGGAGGAATTGAGATTGGCGATAAATTTTATCCTTCTCCTTTTGCAAAACAATATGCTGGAAGCTGGTATTCTGGTAAAGAAATTATTGCAGAATACAAGAAAAAATTAGGCGGTACTTGGAAAGTTATGGGTAGTAAGTCTAAAATTAAACACCGTACATTTAAAGACAATTCTTTTGCAGCGAATGGTACTCGTCCTGCCGTAATGGTAATGGAAGAGATTGGTATGTTTAATAATCTTAAAGCATCACATGAAGCTTCTGTAGAGTGTATGAAAAATGGAGCATATAAGTTTGGAAGCTGTATGTATCTAGGTACGGGTGGTGATATGGAGGGTGGAGGTACTCTAGATGCTAGAGATATGTTCTATAACCCAGACGTTTACGATATGGTAACGTTTACCGACGAGTGGGAAGACAAAGGTAAAATATCATATTTTGTACCCGCGTATAGAGGATTGAATCAATTTAAAGATGAAAATGGTAATACATTAGAGCAACCTGCTAGGATATATTTAGATAAATTTAGAGAAGATTTAAAAAAGAGTAAAAATTCTAGAAGTGCTTTAGATGCAGAGCTTCAAAACAGACCATTGGTTCCTTCTGAAGTATTTCTTACGCGCACGGGTAACTTATTTCCAGTGGCTGATTTGCTTACAAGACTTGCTGAGCTTGAGGCATCTAACAAAGAAAGTAACTACGATTATGTAGGAGATCTTTACGTAGACTCTGAAAGCAACAAAATTAAATGGAAGCCAAACTCAAAACTATCTCCTATTGTAGATTTTCCACTTAGAGGTAGTGATAAATTATCTGGGTGTGTTGTTATATACGAAATGCCTTATGAGGATTCTGAAGGTAAGATTCCTTATGGCATGTATCTTGCAGGTACTGACCCTTATGATCATGATGATTCTACTACATCTTCACTAGGATCTACTATAATAATAAATAAACTTACAAATAGAATTGTAGCAGAATATACAGGAAGACCTGACACTGCTAATCAGTACTATGAGAAAGTTAGAAGATTGCTACATTTTTACAATGCAAAATGTTTATATGAAAATGAACGTAAGGGTATGTATCAATACTTGGAGTTTAAAAATCAAACCTACCTTTTATTAGATCAGCCTGAAGTAATAAAGGATGTAGTTCAAAATAGTAGAGTAAATAGAGGTAAGGGTATGCACATGTCTAAACCGTTAAAAGATTACGGAGAAGAATTAATTAAGATGTGGCTTTTAGAAGAGTATGAGAATGAAGGCCTTTTAAATCTACACAAAATACGTAGTGTTCCTTTATTAAAGGAGCTTATAGCCTACAATGACACAGGTAACTTTGATAGAGTTATGGCATTTATGATGGTGTGCTATCATTTACAAGAAGTTAAAAAAATAAAAATAGATAAAGAAAAGAAAGTATCTACTATATACGATCAGGGTTTTTGGAATAAAAGATTTTTTTCTAAAGCCAAAAAAAGCTTTTAGCTATAAACGCTAAATGTAAATATCTAATTTACAAGATTATTAATTGTATATATTAATTAAAATCTTATTTTTGTCCTTTAATTCGCGAATTTAAAAAAATATTAATATGGCAACAGTAAACGTATCACTATCTCTTTCTAGTACAGACTTGTTTGCAAAACAAACAATTAACTTTACAGAAACAGATTCACTATCTCCTGCGGGAGATCAAATGCTTGTCGGTAGACTTATTACTACAGCAACCAATGCTTTTGATAATATTGCTCTAAAAGCAATAGACGGAACAAATGATAGATTTTATATCTTTATGCATAACACAAGCACTACTTCTGGGGAACATGTAAAAATTGGTTTATGCCAAACTCACGGAACTGATTCTGCAAGTGGAGATTTATTTGCTCAGTTAGCTCCTGGGGAATTTCTTTTTATGCCTATAGGCTCTAGCTCTCCTGGCTCACAAGATTTAGATATTCAACCAAGTAGCGGTACTCCTGTAGTTGAGTACATCTTAATGGAAAAAGCAACAGCATAATTTATAAAAATTAATTAATATGGCAAATGGAACTTTAAATGTAACTTTTAGCATTTCTAGCACAGATTTATTTAATTGTATTACTTTAAATAAAACTGTAACAGATGCATTAGTTATAGACGGAACAAACCGTCAAGGTATAACAACAATGGTAACTGCCTCGGGATCATATCTAGATATTAACATTGAAGCTTTAGCTGGTTCAGCTGCTGCGGGTAAGAAAGCGTATATATATGCAAAAAATACAGATCTTGTAGATGATTTGATTTTTGCAGATGATGGAGATCAGATCTTTGCAATGCTATCCCCAGGAGAGTTTATGTTTTATCCTACATGCGATAACACCAAGGTTCAAGTTAAATCATCAGCTAACACTCCTACAGTAGAATTTTTACTATTGGAAGTATCCTAAATATAATTTATGCCTCGTATAGATTTTCCTAGACAAAAACTGAGTTCTAGAAATAAAACTCAAAAATGGGGAGAAGAATGCATAGAAGCTGGATTAGGATTAGTAGGTATTTATGATAATACAAGACGTAGTTCTCGCTCTAAAAAGAAGCGGAACTACGATCTTTATAATGGTAAGTTCGATAAGACAGATCTAGAATATGTAACCGATCCTTTAGGATTAGGTGGGGTTGCCGAACTTCCAGCTACTCTTCAATACTATGACGTAATATCTCCTATCTTTAATCTTCTCTTTGGGGAGGAGGCTAAGAGAGCTTTTTCATATGTAGTTAGATCTATCAATGAAGAATCTATTAGCTCTAAAGAAGAGGAAAAGAAATCTCAGGTTGTAGGTATTTTTCAACAACTTATACAACAAAGTGCTGAGCAGTTTATGCAGTCTATGGGCCAACCTACATCTCAAGAGGAGGCTCAACAGTTTATGCAACAAGCTCAGCAAAATATTCCTGAAGAATTAAAAAGAATTCAAAAATATTTTGACTATGACTTTCAGGATATGAACGAGTCTACTGCAAACAAACTTTTAAACTACCTTGAAAGAGAGCAGAAATTAAAAGTTAAGTTTGCAAAAGGATGGGAAGACGCTTTGATTGCAGGGGAAGAAATATACTGCGTAGAAGAAATTTCTAATGAGCCTACCGTTAGAAGAGTTAATCCTTTAGAATTTTATTGTCTTTTACCGCACAACGAAGACTATATTGATAACGCAGATGTAATAGTAGAAGACACTTTTATGTCTATCAACACTGTTCTAGATAATTTTTATGAAGAATTAACTAGTTCTCAAATAGATAAACTAGAAAGAGAGCAGGGTAATAGAGGTGGTATAAACGATAGTAGTAGTGCGCTAAATTATCCTTCTGAGCAAAAACTATTTATAGAAAATAGAGAAGGTGAAGAGGGTAACGTATTTAATCATTACGATCAAGATGGTAACATTAGAGTTACTAAAGTGGTTTGGAAATCTATGCGTAAGATTGGGAAGCTAACTTACATTGACGAGCAAGGATTACCCCAAGAAACTATTGTAGGAGAAACGTATAAAATAGATGAAAGCTTAGGTGAGTCTATAGAATTTATGTGGGTAAACGAATATTGGGAAGGAACCAAAATTGGAGAAAACACATATATTGGAATACAAGTTCGCCCTCAACAATTTAGACATATGGATAATTTATCTATGTGTAGCTCTGGTTATGTGGGCACAATATATAATGCAAACAATTCACAATCTGTTTCTTTAATGGACAGATTAGTTCCTTGGGTATACATGTACATAACTATGTGGTACAGGTTAGAATTAGCAATAGCATCTAATCAAGGAAAAATATCTTTAATAGACTTGTCACTAATTCCTGATGGATGGGAAGTAGAAAAGTGGATGTACTATGCACAATCAATGAAGTTTGGTTTTGTAGATTCGTTTAACGAAGGTAAAAAAGGACAATCCACTGGTAAGCTTGCTGGTAATATATCTACACAAAATAAAGTGTTGGATATGGAAACTGGTAATCATATACAACAACACGTACAATTATTAGATTTTGTAGAACAAAAAATACACACTCTCTCTGGGGTAACACCACAAAGAATGGGAGCTATTTCAAACTCCGAACTTGTAGGTAATACAGAAAGAGCTGTTGTGCAGTCATCACATATTACAGAAAAATGGTATGAAGTGCACAACCAAACTAAAACAAGAGTGTTAGAAACATTACTAAATGTGTCTAGAGATGTATACAGAGGAAACTCAAAACGTATACAATATATGACAGATGATTTAGCTAATGTATTTTTTAAATTAAACGGAGATCAGTTTGCTCAGTCAGAGTATGGATTATTTATATCTAACTCAGCAAAAGACAATATGGCAATTGAAGCGTTAAAACAATTAACGCATGCAGCTCTTCAAAATGAACAAATGACATTATCCGATGTGGTACAAATATATAACGCAAGCTCTATATCAGACCTTAGACAAAATCTCAAGGCTTCTGAAAAAGAATCTCAGCAGAGAGCTCAAGAACAAGAACAACAGCAAATGCAAATGCAAGAAATGCAAATGCAACAACAGCAGCAGGTAGAAGCTCAAAAAATGCAATTGGAGATAGAGAAAGAAAATAGAGAAGATCAAAGAAATTCTCAAGACAATGACACTAAAGTTCGTATTGCTCAGATGAATCTTATGGGACAATCTATAGATCAAGATATGAATGACAACGGAGTTAGAGATAGTGTAGACCTAGCTAAGTTAGATATTGAAAAATCTAAAGTAATGCAAGACGGGCAGCTGCAAAAAGAAAAGATGCAACTAGAAAGAGAACAACTAGCATCTAAAGAAAGAATAGAAAAAGCAAAAATAGCTAAACAAAATAAAAAAGTATAATCTATAAAATTATATTTAGCTATAAAGTATTAATAATTTTACCAGCACTGTAGTGGCAAGGTGTTGTATACTAACTTAAATTAATTATTTTTGTCACTTAATAAACAAAACTCTATGGCAATAGAAGATAACATTTTAGACGGATTGGATCTAAGTGTGTTAGATAATTTAACCACAAATCCAAAAGCAGAGGAAAAGCAACCAGAGGTTGCGGGAGAGGAACCTAAAGTAATAGAAGAAGAGCCTAGTATTTTTAACCCAGAATTAAAGGAATTAAAAATACAAGAAGTGGAGGAACTTCCTGAAAAAGAAGAAACAGTTGAACCGCAAGCAGAAGATACTCCAGAAGATACAGAAGAGCAAGTTTCAGAAAAACCTGAAGAAAGCAAAACTGAGGAGCCTGTTGAGGAAGACGGAGATAACCCACTTAGAGTGTTTGCAGAAATGCAGCGAGATAAAGGTTTAATAGATTTTAATGATGACGACTTTGAAGACTCTGAAGAATGGTTACTTGATAAAGTACAACATACTATTGATAATAAAGTAACAGAGTACAAAGATAACATGCCTGAAGAGATTAAATATCTTTTAGATAATTATGAGGCAGGTGTAAATTTATACGATTTAATTAATGCAAGCGCAAGTGAGCAATCTTACGAAACAATTGCAGAAGAAAGTTTGGGAGAAAATTTGTCTTTACAAAAAATGCTAGTAAGAGATTTGCTAGTTAAAAGTGGTTGGTCTGAAGAAAGGATTACTAGAAAATTAAATCGATATGAAGACTCTGGAGTTTTAAAAGAAGAAGCTGAAGAAGCATTAGCATCTTTAAAAGAGATACAAGTTCAAGAGAAAGAGAACTTAATTAAAACTCAAAAAGAAGAACAAAAACAAAGAGTGCAAGCTCATGAGGCTTGGCTAACTGATCTTAATGATCACATTGGCAAGAAAGAAGAAATTTTACCTGGATTTAAATTGTCCCCAAAAGACAAAACTAATCTATATAAAGGTATAACTAAATTGGATAAGAATGGAAAAAATGAAATCATGAGAATGAGAGAAAAAGATCCTGAGTTCGATTTAAAAATAGCATATTTAGCGACAGTCCTTAAGTGGGATTTTTCAGCGTTTGAACGTCAGTCAACAACTAAATCAACACGGAAGTTGGCAGATGCGATAAAGAGTACGAAGAAAACTGGTTCCAGACCAAGTAGAGGTACCTCAAAAGCTGTTAATTTTGACACTATGAGAAAATCTCTGCGATAGGAGCTATTTATTTTAAACAACAACAAGTAATAATTAAATTAAATTAAAAATGGCAAACACAATTAGTTCATTACAATTGTACGCTCCTAAAAGCTGGTCTGGTCTTACAACTGAGAACCACCTAGGAAGTGTATTCGCAGCCGAGCCCACTTTGGTATCAAATATCATTAGTAGAGTATTCGGTATGAATCAATATGCAGGTATGGATTATTTCCTATCTATTGGTGGTGGAGAGCAAGAGCTTGACACAGACAACGATTTCGAGTGGTACCTAAAAGGTGACGATGAGAAGGCTATTACCATTAATGGTTTTAGTTCTAACGATGCGGCAAAACCTGGACAACACGGAGCTTTAGTAACTATCTTTATGGCAGAAAAATATTTTGCTGCTTCTGATAAATTAGTATTAGATGATGGTGAAACTGCTGTTCGTGTAATGCAAGAACCGTACACTCAAGGTACTGGTTATGCATATCCTTGTGCAATTATGAGTTCTAACTCTGCAGACTTTGTTGCTCCATCTTTATTGGCAGCTGGGTCTAAGGCGAGTAAAGAATACTCTCCACAAGAAAGAACTCTGAACAGAACTTACGGTGAGACTCACTATAGTTCTCCGTTCAAAATGCGTAATGCAATGTCTTTCTTATCTAAGACTTACACTATTCCTGGTAACATGCACCAACGTCCTTTAGTTATTGAGATGATGGATCCTAAGTCTAACAAGACTACTAAGATCTGGACTCAATATGCTGAGTATGAGTTTATGTGTCAGTGGATGAAAGAGAAAGAAAGAATGTTATTCTTCTCTAAATCTAATAAACAATCTAACGGTACTTACTCTATGATGGGTGATTCTGGTACTGCTATTGTTGAAGGAGCTGGTATCCGTGAGCAAATCTCACCATCGTACAAGTTCCACTACACAGACTTTACAATTGACTACTTAGAAGATGTATTATTGAATCTTTCAATTAACTTACTTCCAGAAGATCAACGTAACTTTGTAGCGTTTACAGGTGAAAGAGGTATGGTACAATTCCATAGAGCTCTTGAGAACCACGCTGCTCGTTTCCAACCATTAGATTCTAAAAGAATTTCTGGTGACGGACAAAACCTAGGATTCCAAGGTCAGTACAGAGAGTACATGGGACCACAAGGGATTAAATTTACTCTTGTTCATTTACCAATGTATGATGATGAGATTCGTAACCGTGTTCCTCACCCAAAAGGTGGATACACTGAATCTTACCGATACACTATCCTAAACATGGGTACTTCAGGTGGAGAAAACAATATTCGTCGAGTATATCCTAAAGGACGTAAAGAATTAATGTGGCACGTTGCTGGTTCAACTTCACCGTTGGGTCCAAACACTTCGTTCTCATCAGGTTCTTCATCTCCTGTAGATGGTTATCAATTATTTGCTCAAGCTCAACAAGGTGTTTTAATTCAAAACCCAATGTCTTGTGCTGAATTGATTTATTCGTCAACACTATAAAATAATTAATTAATAAACACGAAAGAAGATGGCAGCAAAAGCTACAAAGAAAGCGGAGATTAAACCTGCAGTGATGATAGAAAGTGTTATTGATGCAACTAAGGTTACCTTAAAACCTATAAAGAAACACGGATGGCTACCCGACGATCACGACGGGAGCCTCCGTTATTCTAAATGTTTTGAACGATTAACTGTTCAAGCAATGAAAGGTACTGGCGTACTCAATACTGGATTAACAGAAGATGATGAAAGACGTCTTGAAGACAAGATGCATATGTCTCCTGGAACATTATCAAAGTACAATAAAGATTATTGGACTATGTTTAAAATAGATGTTCCTGCGGAGGGTATTTCATTAGACACTAATAACCCAGAAGAAGAGGTAAAATATTTAGTTTTAAAAGCTCACCAACGAGTTGCTAATTCTGAGATGGAACGTTTCGACACTCCATTTGCAGAATACGTAATGACATCTATTGAGCAAGAAGCTAAAATGGAAAATAAGAAATCTAAACTTAAGCGTAGAGCTTACAAAATGTTTAGTAACATGTCTACAACAGAAATGTCAGATGTTCTTAAAGTTATGGGTAAACGTGCTGGAGATGAATCTTCTGTAGATTTTATTGAGTCTCAACTTGATAAAATTGTAACAGAAAACCCTCAAGAGTTTATTAATACTGTAGAAGATCCTACATTTAAAATGAGAGCATTTATTGATGATTGTATATCAGCAAGAGTTCTTGTTAAGAATGGTACTAAATATCAGCTTCCTGGTGGAGACATTGTAGGTTACACACTTGAGCAGACGATTGAATATTTACAAAATCCTGACAATCAGGAAGTGTATTTAGATTTAAAAGGTAAATTGTCTATAGCAAAATAGTATGACTAGAGCTGAAATGCATGTAGAGTTTAAGCTTCTAATGGATAAAGGAGATTCTTTAGATGCTCCTGGTTTCTTAGAAGAAGAAATTGATAGATTTTTAAATATGTCGCAAGACAGATTTGTATCTAAACGTGCATTTGGTAATAACCCTAGACGTACTAGTTTTGAAGAAGATCAAAAACGTAGAGATGATTTGAGGACTCTCATAGTAGAGTTTTCAGATTCTTCTTTTACGGTTACCTCTGCTAACAAGCCTAATGGTGTTTTTATTCAATTGCCTTCTGATTATAGACATGCAATAAATGAAGAAACTATACTGCAGGATAAGGAATTAAAAGAACATAGAGTTGGTGTTAAACCTATAACTCATGACAGATATAATAAAATTATAGATGATCCTTTTAATAAACCTAAAAAAACATCTGCGTACAGATTAGACTATGGTAGTTTTGATACTAATGAATATTTTGAAATAATAACAGGAGATAATATAACTCTTTTACAATACTTTTTAAGGTATATAAAAGAACCTCCTCAAATTGGAGTAGATCAAGATTGCATTTTAGCAGACCATACACACAGAGAGATTGTAAGAATGGCTGTTTTGGATTCTCTAGAAAATGTAGAGCAACCAAGATACCAATCAAGTAAAATAGAACTTAACGAAATAGAATAAATAAAATGGCAAGAACAGCAAAAATAACGAACGCCAATGTAGCGCCTTCCCGTAACAAGGCAGGGCTAGTTGGTAATACCCCAGTTCGAGCACAAGATTTTAACGATCTTGCTGGGGACTACATCAGTTCATCTGATGCAAATGCTCAGACTGTAGCTAGTGCTGTAACTGTTACTGGTGCTGCTGCTTTAAGCAGTACTTTAGCGGTTACAGGTGCTTCTACTTTAACTGGAGCTGTTACAGCTACAGTTGGAATGCAATCTGCCGCAGTCGCAGTTGTAGCAACTGCAGACGGTACAGGTACAGGAACAATTCCTGCAGGTACTTCTGTTGTTTCAGTAACATGTGGAGCTGCAGCAAGAATTGTTATATTACCTGCTCCAGTAATTGGAAATATTATACATTTAATTGAAACAGCTACAACTGGTTACGAGCTAAGAACTTCTGCTCCAGCTACTATTGGTATTAATGGAGGAACCGCATCAAACGGTGAATCTGCTGTATCAGGAGCAACAACATATACTAGATGTGTATGTGTATCTGCTACAAATTGGATATGTAATACTTTTGATGCGGACGGTGATGAAGCTAAATTAGAAGCAGCTGGTTAATAACAATAACAATAATAATTAATTTTTAAAATAAATAGAAAATGGCAATTTACGGACATAACCTCGACGTATTCGTTGGGAAAAATAAAAATGCAGCAAGTAAAAAAGTTGCTGACTTAGTAGCTGCTAATGCAGATACTTCAGAGTTTGCAATTGAGCTAGAGGCTACTGGCCTTTTAGCTACAACTACTGCGCTAACTTCAGGAGATATTTTTAGAGTTGTTCAGTTAAACACTGATGGAACTTTACATGCTTCTCCTTATGTTAAATTTGATAACTGTAGAAGAGGATCTTTAATTGAAGATGGAGATGCAACTAACAGTGATTACATAGCAGAAAACGAACAAGTAGCTAATATTGGTTTTGGAGTTCAAGCAGCTTCTGCTTCAATTGATGCTATAAACTCTAATCGTTACACTATACGATTAAACTTTTTAAATGACACAGAGCTTTACGCTGAGCAAAAAGATCAATACTTCTTTGAATATGTATCTGACGCTTCTGCAACTCAAATTGAAATTGCAGATTACTTTGCACAAAAAATGAGCAAAATGCAGTTTTTAGCTGATGGATCTACAGTAGGTGCAAGTAGAGCTCGAGTTGCAGTTTTACGTCAATCTAGCGTAACTAAAGTAGCTACTGCTGGTAACATTACTTTTACTCGTGGTTCTAAAATAGCAACGTTAGAAGCTTCTACAGATTTCTCTGGATTAGCTGCTGGTGTTTACATTGGAGTAGGTGTTAATGATTTAACATTAGCTGCATCTAATGTATTCTACAAAATTGTAAAAGTTACAGGAAACAATACAGCTAGTGGTTTTATTGAATTAGATCAGCCTTACCAAGGTGTTTCTGAAGAAGTAGGTGAAGGTACTTCTACTTCTACTGTTGGACTTGTAACTGCGGCTAATATGGCAGCAGCTACTTGTGGTTTAACTGTTGTAGGTTTAGATCAATTTCACAAAGTAGGTTTATTCCCTTATCACAAAATTGTATTTGATATTACTCTTGATGGTTGGGGTTCTACTGCATCAGGAACTACAGAAGAAGCTGCAAAAGGTAACTCAGTAGCGGAAGCAGTTGCAGATTTAGAATGGTTTGGTCTTTCCAAGAACTCTCCAGGATCTGGTACTTGGACTGGTAATGGTTTCCCTTCTGTTGAAACTTTTGCTGAATTAAAAGCAGATACAGTTAATTCTCAATTGTATGATATAATTAGTATTGATTATGTTCTTACAGGTAATGATAGTAATACTATCTCAGCTGGAGGTCCAGTTAAAGGAACAATTGTAATGGCAATGCCAGGAGATGCTGATAGCGAACAAGATCACCTTAATGCAATTTTTGCTGGGGTACCTGGTTGTGCTGGAACTATCCTAGCAAATAGTTAATAATTAACTTTTATTATATAATTAAAGGGCAGGCAGCTTATCTGTCTGCCCTTTTTTAATACTTACACATGGCATTAGATTTAAAATTAAACGTATCAACAGAAAATGATTGTGAAACTTTAGTTATAACAGATGTAACTAACCCCATGTCAAGTGCAAATCTTACAGGGTGGGGAGGAAGTAATTTATCTCCCTCGTTATTGCAGTACAATTTTATTTTAACTATTATATACCCTGTAACTGTAGGTGATGATCTCATACCTATACCTATAAATTTTAATCTAACTAATGATTCTTGGGAAGAGTCTAACTTTTGGGAGTTTGAATCCCCCAATATTATATCAAACTTTATTTTTAAAATTGATATAACTGCTTTTTTACCATTATTAAACTCATACCTAGACGCAAATGGTATACTAAATGCAGAACAAGAGTTACTACAGATAGATGAAAGTATTTTTATAGACAGTATTTACGAAGTCAAAATGACTATTACAAATACTGATAATGAAATTCTAACAAATTTTTCTTTCTGCTTTTCAAACACATGTACTATGGCAGAGCAAGTTAGTTTAATGTATTCTTCAACAGATATTTTTTGTAAAAACTGTGATGCACTTGATTTAGAAAAAGCCTTGTTAGCAGAATCTTTATTGCACACTTTAAAAAATAGCTGTAACTAATGTCTAGATACTACGATAAATATTGCAATTCAGTACAGGATTTAAAAAGTTGGGTAGAAACTAGCCCTGATAGAAATAAAGATATTTTAAAAGATTATTATGAGGTTAATACTGTGCAGGGTACAGAAAATATTGTAACTGAATTAAACTCTGAAGGAAATTTTTCCAAAGAGATTGTTGTTCCTGTAGTCTTTCATTTAATTCATATGGGAGAACAGGTGGGGCAAGGTATGAATCTTAACTATTCTTTTGTTGTTGAAGCATTAAATATTTTAAACAATAAATTTTCTGGATTTATAGCTAATCCAATTAGTGATTCTAACTCTCCTAGAAATTTAAATATTAGGTTTACTACAGCAAAATCAGATCCTGATGATAATATATTAAACGAACCTGGATTACATAGAATAGACGGGAGTAATATGAAAGGGTCTATAGAATCATTTTATAGCGAATCAAGTTATTTAGAAAATAACCCAAGCTATGATTACTCTTTAGATGGGGTAGCTCATTCTACTTTAGGGTCTAATGGTTTTATTTTTCCTGTAGACAATGTTCCTGGAGTTAGCGAGCAATTTATAAAAGCAGAGTTTGGGTGGGATATAAATAAATACTTTAATATATATTTAGTAAATTCTTTAAATGGAAATCCTTTAGATTTTAAACAAAGTTTATTAGGCTCATCTACTTTTCCTTTTATAGTTGAATCTTCTAATTTAGATTTTATGTATGGAGTTGTTATGCCTATAAAAGCTTTAGGTATTCCAGCTACGCAAGGATTACTTTTTAATTACGCAACAGCATCTACAAATGGCCTTCCTGTATTAAACAATATTATTAATGATTCTACAATCCCTTCTAACTACTCAACATACTTAGATGACTTAGACGGAAATGCATTAGTTCATAATATTTTACATTGCTTTGGATTAATTGATTTACATTTTCCGCAATCTTCTGAATCATCTTCGATAGATTGTGCTAGAGGAACAGCAGGAGATGTATACACATCTTTTGATTCGGGGGGAAGTTTATTTACAGAAAATGTTTCACACATTGCTAGATATGAAAATAACGATAATTTAGATAACATCTGTAAAGGCGAAGAAGTTGAATATGAGGTAAAAGAAAATGTAGAGTTTATTAGAGAAGTTGAGGGAACTGAGACACAATTTGAAACTATACAGTATTCAAATAATATTTTACAAGCATCTTTTAAAATAGATTCTGAAGATGATAATCCTCAAACAATTACTACTTATAGATTTTTTAATGATTTAGATAAAACTTCAACACCCTTAAAGTCTGGGGATATAATAAATGTAACTATAGAAAGTAGAGAAGATTTAGAAAACATATTTAATAATAGTTTATCTTTTATACGAACAGAAAAAATAACAATAGATAATGAGGATTATCTAGAGCCACCTACTGGGCCATCGATGCCTATTCCAGGAAGATACTATAAACATTTAGGTGGTATTTTTGTTGGTGTTGTTACTCAGGATAACCTTATTGCACCTAACGTTGATTACAATACAACTGATGCTATAACTGGTAATACTCAAATGTTTCAGGGATTTAATGGTTTTAATTCTGAAGAATATGAAGGAGGTCATCCTGAATGGGTTGTAAACCAATCTCCCTTTTCTCCTGAAACCACTTTTACTTCTAGCCCTAGAAACAACGAAGAAGATTATTTATTAATTTTATCTTTAGTACAAACTCCTAAACCTCATGCTAGAAATATAGCATACGAAATGAGTCCTCCTTTAGATTTTGTAAATGAAAATATAGTAACATCTACAGAAGATCCTTTAGACCTTAAATTTAATAATTACCATCATACTGTAAATTACAGTTTAGTATGGGCAAATTTAAGTGATTATTTGTTTAATATATTGTTGTTAGACAACGAGGGAACTACTCTAGATTCTTTAGCTGGAACTGCTATAAATAATTCCGATTATTTAGATATTGCTAAGTTTAAATTATTTGGTAATCGTAATGTGGATTGGGATATTCCTTATTTAAAAGAAGTTCATAAAATTAAAAGCGTTTTAGATGAAAAAAATTCTTTATCGCAAATAAATCAAATAGATTCTACTATAGATAATGGGATTGAATTAACTTGGTATGATCATGGAACCAGTGTAGGGCCTTCAGGTTATATAAATGCACCTGATTTTTCTTCTGCGTATAATTTCGAGTTGCCTATTAATACTATTTCATTTACCCCTTTTCCTTCTCAACAGATAGCAAACCAATCTCCTTTTTTTACTTCTCAGTATGGAGGATATTATTCTGAGGCAGATCCATACGTAGACGACTACACTGACAATCTTAGGATTAATAAATTTTATCCTGTTATATGTAAGAACGTATGGGACGGCAGTCAAACTGTTACAGGAAGAAATTCTTACTACAACACCGAACTGCATGCAAACAGTTATTTTACATTTCCTGCAAAACATCTGTTGTATCATTATAGTATGCCTTACAAGTATTCATCAAGAAATACTACAAGAGAAATTCCTAATAGTTATATTAATGGGAATCCTGATTTAGGGTTTTTTAATAATATCGGAATTGATAATCAATGGTGGGTAGATTCTATGGTAACTGATTCATTAGGCGGTTGGACGTCTAGTTTATTAGTTCGTAGAGTTTCTCTACAGTCTTATATAGAAGAGCATGAGATAGAACAAAGATCTATTAGACAAGAAAATTCTAAAAAAGAATTAAGTAAAATAGAATTTTACCATCATGATTTTGAGGATCAATCAGAAATATTAAATTCATATAACAATGGGTCTTTAACAAAATTACAATTTTCATTTAAAGTAGATGAGGTTGATACACACAGTATTACTATATCTAATATAAACTTAACCAGTAATGTCTCTACTGTTGAATTTGCACCTTTAGGAGATTTAACTAAACATCCTATGCACCATGGATTTGGGCATTTAAACATAACTATGTTAGGAAATTTAGAAGTGTTTTTTGTAAGAAAATCTTTTGAATCTAGTTATATACTTTCTAATTTAATGGGAAGTACTTCTGGTACTTTTGAGGGATGTGATAATGGTGGGTTATTTACAGAGTCAGATGAAATTATTCCTGCAGAAAGATATAACACAGAAGCGGCTACAAATTTATATAATATTAATAGTGAAACAGAATCTAGGTCTTTTATAAACAATTATAAAAATAAAATTAGAAAATTTAAAACTACTTTAACTGCTTTAAAACAATATATATAAATGACTAATAGAAAAACTAATTTATATAAAATAAGAAATAAAAGTACAAGTTCTTGCGGGGGACATGAGTTTGAGGCCCCTGGACCTGAATCTAGAGATTCATTTGTTTCAGAAGAAGATACTAAAAATAATCCTAAAGGATTGTCTGGTGCTTCTAAGTTTGTAGGCGCTAAAGATGAAACTATGATTCCTGCAGATTACACATCTTGTGTAACAATAAAAGATATATTTGAAAAACATGATGAAATAATTGAAAGGAGAAGAAATTCTCCAAACGGATTAAGTGATCTTGATCCTATAATTTATATGCCTGTAGCCTTTACTTTTTTTGCAACTCCCGATGAGTGTGACCCTACCACGGGAGAACCTTTAGGATTTGGTGTGGGTTCAATTCCAACAAAAGAATATTGTTATGGAATAATAAATATTTTAAATTTAATATTTTCAGGGAAATATCCAGGCGGAGGCGACAGTATGTACGATTTAGGAACTAAATGGATGGCTGATGAAAGTTTTACAATTCCTTTATTAGAAGCTACTCATGGAATTTCTTCTAGAATAAGATTTGCTATAGGTCCTGCAGATCACACTGGTGAGGACATGTCAGAAGATGCAATTCAAATAATTCCTATTCTTAAATATTATAAAGCTTATCCTGAGCATGTTCCATTAAGTCTTAATGATAAATGCCAGGTATACGGATACTCAGCTACAGGTGAAGAGCTAGACCATCTTGATAATAATGGTCGTGTTATGCGTTACGATAGGATGTCTGCTACCACAAATCCTCCCGACGTCCAAAAGAGCGATATAAATTGGAGATTTGGAAAAGAAGATAAAGAAAATGGAGCTCATTTAAAATATTTACAAGTAGTGTTTGCACAATCTGCTAGTGGTTTATTAGGCAGTGCTCAGTTTCCCTTTAAAAGTGCAGATTTTAATATATCAAAAAGTAATACTGGGGCGATGTGGATGAACACTTGGTATGATGGAAGCATTCAAGAAGCAATTCAAAGCGGTATGGTTGAAGCTATGCTACACACATTTGCACACGAATTTTCTCACGAACTTGGGGTATGGCATAATTTTGGCCACGGAACTAGTAATGATACAATACTTGAAGATTGGCAGTTTCAACGTATGTATAAAAATGTTGTTAAAAGAGCTCAAGATATTTCTAAAGGAGATGTAGGATCGGCCTCTGTGGACCAAACAAATTCTTTTCAATTACATTACCCTCAACTAAGACAATACAATCTTGACACAGGGCAAGTAGAAAAAGATGATGAAGATACTACTCCTACAGATTGGACTTCTGGATTATACGAACCTTTACCTACTTTACCTAATCACCCTGAGTTAATTCATTATGCTATACCTGGATATACTCATGTTAAAAGTAATTTTTTATTAGAAAATTACGATGACCACGGTATTTATAATAGTACAGATTCAAATGAATTACGTACGCATTACAAACTTTTTGTAGAAAGTCCAGGAACCTTAACAAATAATTATAAAGACACTAATGTTAAGCCTACATACAGCGTGGGTTTTAATGTACCAACTGTATTTAGATTAACTCCTAGAAGTGAAAATGTTTATGATCCTTTTTTAGACACAGTAACTGATGATGTAAATTCAGAATGGCCAAAAACAATTATAAATAATACAGATACTCTTGGCTCTAACCTTACTTTATATAAAGGAACATGCGACCCTAGAAATACTTTAAAAGTTAATCCTTTAATATTTAAATATTTAGGTAATGGAAAATTAGATAAAGGTACTCTTACTGCTTTGTCCCGCCGTAGTTTTATGGGGTCAACTTTACCTAGCGGAACTATAGACGGCGTGGTGTATAATTATCCTGTTCATCATGGAGGTC